TCGGTTTCACTAACGGCTTCTATTCGCTTGTATCCCGTCACCTATAGAGGTGAGGGTTTTACGCTCAGGGTTGATAATGTATTGAAATTAAAGGATTAAAATATGGCTGGAACTTACGATATAGAAAATGTAAAAGAAAATTGGTATAAGTCCCTTCCATACGCCTTTGAGTCTAATGTTGGCGGTAAAAGGAAGCTCATTTACTTACCCTTAAACCCAAGTAACATAACCATTACAACTCATTACGCTACTGAATTAATCCCTACTATAGGCGGAACAGTAGAAGTCCACTCAGATCAGAGGTATTTTGATATTTCAATCTCAGGGACCACAGGCATAGCCCCTAAGTATACGCCGGTCGTTGCTCCTATTATTGGTGATAATTTAACTCAAGTATCTCAAAAAGTGGACGGTAGAGAATTTTACCAAGGTGGTTTTTTATTCGCCAATTCTTTAGGTGGATTCTTTTCTGATAAATTAGCAAAATTAGACAAGGCCAAAAATTTAGCCAGAGATGCCGTCAATTCAGCTACGGGCGGGCCACTTAAACCTCATGAATCTGGGGTTAAATTAGAGCGCACTGGTTATTATGCCTTCCATAGACTTTATCTCTTCTTCCAAGAATATAAGAACGCTATTAAAAAGGCAGCAGAGGTTAGTTTGGGTGATCAATTAATTGCAAGCGGGTTAGCTAAAGCATCCTCTTTTTTAAGTTCAGCCGCACCATTTCTCCCACCCCTTCCAAAAAAACCTGACTCTACTGCCCCCCTATCCTTCATAAACTACAAAGACAATAACCGCTACAGTTGCGTGATTAATAAGTTCACGATGACCAGGGATGCTTCCGCCCCGATGATGTACAACTACAATATCTCTTTAACTGCCTACGATTTAACCTCAGCGGACAAGCCATTAGAGGACGACTCTCTAGAAGCAAAGTTGTTTGAACTTGGATTGAGTAAAGACAAGCCCAGCTTACTAAGTAAGGTTAAGGGTGGATTAGGTAATGCCAAAGGCGCCATAAACAGCGTCAAATCTATATTAGGGCGGTGATATGTCAGTAATTTCAGATGCTTATTATGCCGTCTCAGACCTAAACTTGTGGATTAAGACTGAACAAAAAGACCCGATGACCATAGCGGACATCCCATCTATCCTAAAGTACCGTTTTAACTACATAAAAGATAGTTGGTCACAAATTAGGTTGGACATCATTTCCAACTTAAATTCCTACTCTGACCCAGACCGACTCTCATCGGAGCTTAAGGGGTTTGATGCGGTCATAGAGGCTACGAGGGGCAGTAACCCAACCAGACCATCCGACTCTTCATTAATAGCTGATTATTACTCAGTTTTTGACAACATTTCCATAAGCTCGACCGCTTTAACTAAAGAAGAGAATTCCATAGTTACCAGTGAAATCATTAGGGTGGGCAACTTCAAAAGGAATGACTTTCTTACCCTTAGAAAAAAGATGGCCGCTGGCAGGGATTATGTTTCAGACATCATAGGTGGGTCGGATGAAGATTTCAACAAAGTCTATGGAAGAAAGAGTGCATCTCAGCTTTTAAACAAAACCATCCCTCAGATTAATTTGTCTAGACAATTCCAGTTGGGGATTAACGCCATAGACACAATCATAGCCAACTCTTCTATCCTTAAGCCTACCTCTGGGGTAGATCCGTTTGCTTTTGCGAAACAAAACGCCAATAACCCAAACTTCAACATCCAGAGTTACAACTCAGGTAATTTGGTTAGGCTCAACTTTGGGGAAAGCCTTCAAACTTTAGCTCACAGAACCTTAGACGATCAGGATAAGTGGATAGACATCGCCATAGCCAATAACCTAAAGCCCCCCTACATCGACGAAATAGGCGAAAAAATATCTTTAATTTCAAATGGTAACGGTAACAGGATTAACATAGGTAAATACGACTTACAAAACCAACTTAATATCCAAAAACTATATATAAATCAAATAGTTGTACTGCAAAGCACAGTAGAGAACTCGCCAGACCAAAGAAGTATAGTAAACATTATCGAAATACCTGTGTCTGGGGAAATTGTTATTGAGTTGAGCGGTGAGGCTAACTTGGACATCTATAAGGTCCAAGACCTATCCCATATTCGAGTTTTTAAGCCGAATACCATTAATTCCAATTTTTTCATCCTAATCCCATCCTCTGAACCTCTGCCACCTTCAGTAGGGAATGACACACCATGGTTCCTTAAGGCCAAGGGTGAGGACGAGAAAAGAGCGGGTGTGGATTTGTTTTTGTCTGAAACTGGTGACTTAAATTTCTCTGGAAGCGGGGACATCCAACTCAGTTACGGAAAAAGCAATGCCTTGCAGGCCCTAAAGATTTTACTAAGCACGGAAGAGGGTGGTCTTTTTAGGCACGAAGGCTATGGAATCAAGACCAATATCGGATCGACCACAGAGTCCCCAGAGCAAATCAGGGCGGCTTTGGTGGAAAACATCACTTCTAAGGTCCTAAATGACCCCAGGTTCGATCGCTTAGACTTTATTGACGTAGCCTATAGCAATGATACCTACTCAGGGTTCGTGATTAGCCTGGGGGTAGTTTTATCTGGGGGTGGATCAGTTATCCCCATTAGCTTCTCAGTCAACCCACCGAATTGACCAAAAAAAGTTTACACTATTAGCATCATCAGCACCAAACGAAAAGGTGGGTAAAAATGGCTGTAGTTTTGCGAACTTATTCTGAAATCTTGGGCGAACTCGTTAGGAAGATGGTGGCGGACACGCCAGTAAACGACATCAACAACGGTTCCGTCTTACTCACTCTTTTAGAGGCAATAGCCACTCAAGACTTTCAAAATAGCGTAGATATCCTTTCAGTTCTCGAAACTCTAAGCATAGACGCCCTTAAGGATCAAGACTTGGACAGTAGGGGACAAGACTACTCTCTAACCAGATTCACTGCCAAGCAGTCCACTGGGACAGTTACCATAAAAAATGGCAACATCACCAAGCAATCCACTTCCCTTTACGCTGTTAAGCCGCCCCCTATAGCCGGAAGCACTATCATTTACGTCAATGATGCCAGTTCCTGGTCAGCCACTGGCTCTATTTACTTAGGTCGTGGAACCCAACAATTCGAGGGGCCAATTTCCTATACAAGCATAGTGAACAACGGTTCCTTTTACACCATCAACCTTTCTTCTGCTCTTCAAAAAGACCACCTTATCTCAGACACTGTGGTGAACTCTCAAGGACAGCCAGACATCCTGATCCAAAACAGTACCAAAGTAAGAATCCCTGCTAACAACCAAAACCCAGAAGTGGTCTTTTCTTTACTCAGGGAAGTGTTCCTTCCATCTGGGGAAGAAGAGGTGTCTGGTGTTCAAATCTTTTCTGAGGCAGCAGGCAGTATCAATAATGCAGGAATAGGGACCATCACTGAGTTCGTGACACTTCCTTTCTCTGGTGCCTTGGTGGTTAATAATGCCCCGTTGACTGATGGTCGAGACGTAGAAAGTGACGAGGATTTTAGAGAAAGAATTAAGAGTTATGCTGCCACTTTGGCCAGAGGGACCAGGGAAAGCATCCTCAGTTCTATTATTGGGGTTTCAGACCAGGACGATGGTAAGCAAATCGAAAGTGCGGTCATAAATGAACCACCTGAATTTGGTCAACCGTCCATAATTTACGTAGACGATGGAACTGGACTTCAACCATCTTATGATGGCCAAGGGGTGGACGTTCTACTTAGTTCAGCCACTGGTGGGGAAGAGTTTTTACAACTATCTAACTTCCCATTACCCAGGCCACAAGTCATTAACAAAGCAGAGGGGCCTTATGAACTCGTCAATGGCATGGAATTAAAAGTCCAAATAGATGAGACGGAAGAGTCTATTCAATTTTTGACCAGCGATTTCTCTAACATTAACGCCGCCACTTTAATTGAGATATCCGTAGCCATAAACGAAAGGGCTACTAATTTCAGGTGTAGGCTCACTGAATCTTCATCCAGACTACTACTTTACCCAGTCTCCCATGAGGCTGAATTCATCCAAGTCCTTCCTTTGAGGGGTGGTGAAGATGCAACCCTTTACTCAAATAGTATCCTTAAGTTCCCATCTAATAAAAACAGATACATAAGCCTTTACTTAAATTCAGAACTGTTGTCTGAGAAAGAAAGCTCTGCTTCCGTCAACACTGCCAACTTTTCCTCTTGGTCTATTTCCACTTCTGGGAACTTGATAGTTCAAGTAGATGGAACCCCATTACAAGATCGGTCTTTTAGCAGCTTAGACTTCGATAACGCTGCCTTAAGCTCAGTATCCCTTAGCCAATGGGCAGAGGCGTTTAATAAAAAGTTCGCTGGTGTAACTACAGAAGAAAGCAGTTCTGGGTTCCTGTCCTTGAAGAGCAATAAGGTTGGGTCTGATTCCACTATCAAAATTCTGGGCGGATCTTACTTTAGCCAAATGTTCTCTGGGCAAGTCGCCGAAAATATTGGTAAAAACTCAGACTTTAAACTAAATCGACAAACAGGAAATTTACAATTAAAACGGGAGCTTAGCGTAGGGGATACGGTTTCAGCCGGGATCATAGACGCTAAAGGGGCGTACGTTTCTGAGCCCACCTCAGTGGGAAGCTATAACTTCAGCTTAGACACAGATGGGCGACCATCTGAAATGGTGCTGTGCGTTGATGGTGCGGGTGAGGTTAGGTCGGTAAATCCAGCGGCTGGAAACACCATCACCATTTCCACCCCCTCTACAGACGTAATGAGAGTCACTGGTTCAACTTTGACCATGTTCTCTTCAGCGCAACTAAATGACTACCTTTACATAGCCGAAAGAAGTGCTGGGTGGGTTCCAGTGGGGAACTCTGGGATCTTTAAAATCATCAACAAAGGCTCACACTTAACAGCAGGGTCTGACTCGTACGTAGACGTTGTTAATGTGGGTGTGGTTGCTGGTGGACCTTATTCAGTAGCGGCATCTGAAGACGTGGTGGTTTTCAACAGTAGCACCTATCCACAAATCTTTAAGGCATCCTCTTTACCAAACCCAACTATAGCCACTTTGACTGACATAGTCAACTCAGTGACTACTAATTTGTCGAATGTAAAAGGGTCTATTTACAGAACCAACAAAATCAAAGTCACGTCATCTACGGAAAGTGATGACGTTGGTAACATTTTCTTACCAGTATCTTCTGGCCGGATAGCCAATGTTTTTGAAACCAAGCAAGAACTGCAAGGAAGTAAACAAACCCACGTAGCAACCAAGAGAACGGACAAAGATTTATCGTCCTTATTCAGGATGAGCAGCCTCAATGAAAGCAATGTGTTTTTGGACCGAGTTACTTACTCAGACCTAAACTCAACGCTAACCTTGTCCGCTACACCAAATCCAGTAAACTATTCAGAACTACTTCTTTCTACTGGGGTATTAAACAGCTCTGTGATTTCGTATGAAGACGGAATCTTCATAGAGACTGGTGCAAACAAGGGTCAATTCAGGTATGTAAAAGAGTTTGTGGGTAGTGACGAGGCCGGAACTCAAATCATGACCCCGACTACCATTTTTGATTATAAGGCTGGGGATAGATTTGGAATCTTCAATCCTTTGTCTATATCCAATGAAGACAGTTGTGTTTTTGCGATTGACGGCGACACCACCAACAAAAACATAAACTTAAACTTTTGGCGAACCGGTAGAATCAATTCTCAATACATCCCTTCAGGAACTGCTTTTTCAGCATGGGACCAAGATAACGAACCAGGGATAAGCTTTGGAAGCCTTCAATTCTGGTCAAAAACCACTAATGAGACTGAGTTCTCAGATTATGCTGTTTGGTTTAAGGCCAGGAACTGGTACAGAACCGGTGGGGCCGCCTCAGGAAACGCCACCATGCTAATTAGGGCTAAAGAGTATGGGCCTAATGGGGATTCAATTAGATTCTCTTTAGAGTATCCTACCTTGCCATCTCAAGCTCACAAAATTATTCACACAACCACAGCGGCCAATTCGCACGCCAAATACTTCTTCCAGAGCGATGCCAATAGGGTGGTAGGGGTTACTGGTGGGCACACCTTCAAAGTAACTAACATTGGCGCAAACCTTTTTAGGTATACTTTTGACAACATAGCCACCAACTTTGCAACCGTGTTAGTGGGCGACATCTTATCCATCACTGAATCTTCTGGTGTAACTGCTGGAAATCGTGGACAATTTTACATCAACAACGTGAACATCCCAAGCAGATATCTGGATATTTACAACCCCAGCGGAGTCATCACTTCCTTGGGGCAACCAGAAATCACTGACGTGACTGTTTTACCCGACATAATCGGAACACCCGCTATTCACAACGTGAACTGTTCGGCTCAAGGCAACACCATAACCACTGTTTCATCAGGCGAATACTTCACTCTCTATGATGATGCAGGGATGGTTGTTTTCTGGTACGACGTGGACAACGTAGGGACCGCCACTCCGACCGTTATTGGCGCAAGTAGGTATGTGGAAATTTCTACCGTGGCTACTGGAGACACCTCTACTATGGTGGCTACTAAGACCGCCTTGGTGGTAGGCTCTGATCCTAAATTCACTGCAACCTCATTGAGCAATGTTGTGACCGTAACCAATACCTTTAATGGCCCGGTTACTGTTGGGGCTGGTGGGCCTGACTCTGGAATGTCGGTTACCTTAAATACCGCTGGAACCAGTGATATTTCCATAGCTGGAAATTACTTTACAATCCATGACTTAAGTGGAAGTGTGGCGGTTTGGTACAACTCTGGAATCACCCCAGAACCCTTGCATGGCGCAGCCCGTAGCATCCAAGTCCCATTCACTTTAGGGGATTCAGCCACAACCATAGCCAATAAAACTTCGTTGGCTGTAAACTCAGACTCTTCTTTCAATGCCTCATTCTCATTAGGTGTTGCAACCATCACTACTTCTTTCAATGGGTCGGTGAATGATGCCACCGCTGGAACCAGTGGATTCTCTATTGCAATAACTCAGCAAGGCTCTTTTGACGGTGTGGAAACTTTGGCCAACTCTCAGAGCCTTTATATTTTCCCTTTAATATCAAATGATTGCCAAACCATCACAGACAACATAAATAATGGAAGCAGCATAGTGGAAGCCGTGCCAGTTGGAATCGCTTCCCTGACCTTCCCTAAGTCCACGAAAGAAGACACTTATTCTTACTCTGGAAATAGCAGTGCATTAGCTTACGGGCACAACCCAGACCCATTATCTAACTTGCACAACTTCATCGCTTTATATGACTCAACCAGCACTATAAAAACCTTTGCTAACACCAGTCCACACTTTGTTTTAAAGAAGGGGTTAATTCTTCCTGGTGTGGTTCCTTCTATTTATGCTATGGATACTTGCCCAAACCCCAACACAACCGACTTGGGTGAAATCTTCAAAATGATGCCCAGGACCAATAAAAACATTTTGCACCACCTAAAACACAAGGCTTTGAGCCAATTACCTATCGTTTGTGACGTGGACTCATCTGATAATTTCAGGAAGATTCAAATCAAGTCCAAGAAGTTTGGTAGCGATGGTTTGGTGGAAGTGGTTGGTGGTAGAGCTAATTTGGCTGAATTTTCAATCCTAAGCGAGCCACAAATTAACTCTGGTCTTTTGGAAGCTAAAGTATTTGCTTATCCACCCACTATTACTAAAGGTGATTGGGTTGAAGTCTATAACACTAAAGCGTCTAAGAGAGCGTCCAGATTAACTGGTGGCGATTATATAGCGGTGGTGAATTCCAGTGGAATTAATTTTGATTTTGAGTATAAAGAAAAGGAAATTTATAGTTCTCAGTTTACTCAATGGGCCATTTCAGACGTAAGTGCTTCTTATTCCAGGTCTGCTGGCATGGTTTACAGGTATCAGCACACTGATGCAGGGTCTTATTTCGACGTGTCAGCGGACGCTAATGGGTCCACTTTGTCTGCACCCAATGAGTACCCTGCCACTGGTGCAACCCCAGGAACAGCGGCCCTGGAAGTGATTAACTATGTGAACGGTAGCGTTTCCACCCCAATCACCTTTGGTCTAACGGTTTCATCAGCTCCAACCCAAGGTGATTACTTCTCATTCCAGACTTCACTTGGCACAACTTTTGCTTTGTGGTTTTCTGTGGACGGGAACATAACCGCACCAACTGGAACTGTATATACAGCAGCCACTCACAAGATCATGTGCTCAATCTTGAGCACCGATTCAGTGAACGATATCGTAGACAAAATCAGCATTACCTTACAGTCCAATGCAAACTTTAATGCCAACTTTACTGGCCTTCAAATCCCTGGAACTGATGTTTCTAACGCTGTTGTTGGGGACTTGTTGGTGGTTTCTGGATCTAATACCTGGAACGCTAAGAACAAGACCTGGAACAATGGTGAGGATGATATTGGTGGCTTTCCAATCATTGGGGTTGGCGCTAATTATTTGGACGTCATCAATTACAACGGCCAAATTCAATCTAATGCCCCGTTAGGATTAGCTAATTTCAAAGTATTCCCCAGTCCTTTTGTTAGGTTTAGATCAGCACACTCAGCGCCAGCAGCCATTCTTTTAACCACAGTCACTGGCGGTGTAAACGTTTCAGCTATTTGCTCTGAAGACCATGGGCTTGGTGAAGGGGATTCTTGTGTAATCTCTGACGCCAATACTGGATTGAATGGAATTTTCACAGTTCTAACAGTCCCTGATTCCAGATCCTTTACAGTAACCTTGGGGGCGCCAATTGTCAATAGCACCTACTCAGGTGGTTTTGTGACCAAAAACGGTATAGTTCAAACCAAATACAAAATCGAGTCTTTAGGGGTAAACAACCTATTTAGACTATCTTACGTAAGCGGCGACGCACCCAGGTTTACTGAGTGCGGGGTTGCTGTCGATGATTGGATGGTTTTGTCTGGAAAGACCTTCAGTGCTCAAAATGCAGGTAAATACAGGGTATTAGCTTTAAGTAACACTCACATCATTTTCGAGAACTCTTCTTCTGTAGAAGAATTACATACTTATAAAAACTTTAACGACTCTCTTAATGTAGTTAACTGGGTGTCTGGAAGTAACATAGTTACCGCAAGTTCCCCAGATTATTTTGAGAACGTGGTTTTGGGTGATTGGGTTCGTAAGCCAGAGGACGACATCAGTTTAGCCCTTCAAGTCATTGCTATCTCAGGAACTCAAATCACCTTAGGCCAAAACTACAGAGGCGAAACTTCCACTTCTACTGGAATCGCTTTGTCAGAGGGTGGGTCTTTTGCTGGTGCCTTACTTAAGAGTAAGGATGATATTAAGTTTTTTGATGGGGACTCTGCTTTCCCTGGGGATGAATTGGTAGTAGAAAACATTTCCTCAAGCACCTGGTTCAATACTTCCAACTCTGGTGTTAGGGTCATCACTCAAATCGGGGTCAATAGCTCTACCTTAAGACCTTTCTTGAGGGTTCAAAACAATGGCGGGGTGGCGGAATCTAACGTTCCTCTTACTAAGCCAGACGGTTTCTATATCACTGAAAACTCAAGCTCTCTTTACAAATCCTATAGGCAAGTGGTTAGGACCGCTATCTCTCAATTTAATAGCAACGAGAGGTCTTTGTTTTTAACCCCAGCAACAAAATACTCTAAGTTATCAGTAAGTTACGGAACTAAAGTTAAAAGCATGGGTAAGATAGGTTTTGACGTTAGTGTTGTGTCTGGTAATGACGGATACAGTTATTACACAGGTATCTTAAGGTCCGTTCAAAGAATAGTTGATGGATTGGACTCAGACACACTGAACTTCCCTGGCAAAAGGGCTGTGGGTGGACAAATCGAGGTTATGCCTCCTTTGGCCAAGAACATTAAGATTGCCCTTAAGATTACTGTTAGGGATGGGGTTAACTTAAGTGACATCTCAAACGACATCAAGAGCACTATCATTTCTTACACCTCTGAATTGGGTGTTGGCGAGGACTTCATCTTAAGTGCTATTATTGCAAGGTGTATGCAAATCTCTGGTATTGCAGCCATAACCTTTACAACCCCGTCGCCAACAGAAGAGCGAATAGCGGTTAGTAGCGATCAGAAAGCTTTGATTTTACCCGATAACATCTTGATTTCATAGGATTTTAAATGGCCAGTAATAAAAAGTCATCAGACCAAATACACAATCAAATCAACCCAGTCTTTAAGACCAGGCAAAACCCTAACTGGAAAGCCTTGATAGAGGCAGCCGGGGGAAGTGATGACGATGTGTTTGAGTTGGTTCAAGAAGTAAGGAAGCAGTTCTTTATCTCAAGTTCAGAGCGGCCCTATCTTGATAGGTTGGCAGCCAACTCTAAAATATCCAGACCTAAAGTGGTTGGAATGGATGACCCCACCTTCAGGCGATACATCCCCATCCTAAGCTATAAGCCTAAGCAGGTCAAGCAAGTATTTAACGACCTATTGGACATCTTCTTTTTCAGGGACGCCACCACCGCTTTTACCTCAAATTATACAGCTGGACCTTATTTCCTAAAAGATGGTTACGAAATCTCTTACTCAGTAGATGGAACTAAAACTGAGGAAATACATTTTTATGCCAACGATTTCAGTGATGTAAGTCAGGCAACAGCAGAAGAGATAGTGGCGGCCATAAACAGAAAAGCCCAATACTCTTTTGCTGCCATCTTTGATGATCGCATTTCCAAGAAACAATACATTCGGATCTTTACCAAAACAATAGGATCTACTGGCAGCATCGAGATAACTGGTGGAAGAGCTAATATTTCCCTTAAAATGCAAGGGTTTATAGAGGGTTCTGGTAATGCACTCAACACCCAATGGACCATCACTAAAGTGGGCAGTACCACCACCTTCCAATCCATAGGCGGCGACCCTATTAATTTAAGTTTGGTTGGGGTTGGTGACTACGTGATAATAGATGTCCCAGGGAATGAGGGAACCTTTCAAGTAGAGGCTATAGACCTCATCAATAATTCCTTTTCTCTTACCAACCTATTCTCTACCCCCGGCAACTTCGATCATGCTCTAAACCCTGATTACTTTGTAAAATTCTTCCAAAGCCAGAAGTCAGTGGTCTTCACTAAGAAGAATAGAGCTTTGGTTTGGGAAATCAATTCAGGGGAAGTGATTATTGAGATGCCAAGTAACCCACCCATAGTTAGGCGAGGGCTGATTGGATCAGCTCACTTAAATGGTTTGGTTGGGGAAATGGCTGATAGGTTGTCAGATTCGTCCATGGTCTTGATAGATGGAAGTGAGTGGCCCAGTTCTGGTAAATTTTGTTTAGAACCGGTGGAAGAGATCCAAACTCACATCTTAACCATTTCCACTGACACAAACACGTCACACGAAATTCAGGGTCGATTCGATATAGGAAAATCCTATACTTATACGGGTAAATCAGGGGACATCCTAACAGGAATCACCCCAGCCCTACCTAAATCCAGTGGGATATTTGAATTTAGTTTAGTTAGTTTGTCCAGGGACATAAACGACAAGGTCACTGTCACCGCCTCTGTCCCGCATGATTTGAAAGATGGTGAGGCGGTTTTAATCTACGGGGTTACCACTGGGACCAATTTCAACGGCAACTTCATAGTAAGTGATTGTTCTGGAACTACTTTCTCGTATCAATCTCTGGGTCCTGTGGAAGTGGCGGCGACTGGAAGCGTTAGGTATGAGAGAATTGGCCTGGCGGCCAAAACAAAAGTCTATTTAACCTCAGCCAATACCAACACTGGAATCTTGGGTGGGTATTTGTATGACGAGAATGCATCCTTTGTTTTAAGCTCTTACACTGCTCAAATCACTAATCCTATTTTTCCAGGGAATGTGGTTTTGAATTTACCGGTAGGCGCCAACACTGTCCCTGATGAACAAGGGTTCCTTATCTTTGAGTATGGAACCGACAGGCAAGAGGGGCCAGTTAAGTATTTGCGTAAAGCTGGAACCAATTCCATTGTTTTAGATCCGTCTTATGTGTTTGAAAAGCCACATCCAGCGGGATCTAACTTGGTGGCCTTAAGGCGAAGAGGTGGGCACGTGTTCTCTGGGTTAGGGAAAGAGTATTCTTTTTACTTAACCGACCCATTACAAGCTAGGTATATTTTGGAAGAGACTTTGGAAAAAGTTAAGAGCGTTGGTATTTTCCTTAAATTTATTATCAGGTTTCCTGAAATCTTCTACTCTGATTTTGATCTATACCAACAGACCGACAACCCTATCGACTGAAATCGTTGACCATTTTCTTGCTATCATATAGACGTGCTTAACTTTTGAGGGGCTGCAATGGCTGTTTTAGGACGTTTACTACTGGGTTCTCAGCAAAGAGTGGATTTGACAGACTTATTGTCAATCGAAAGCTTCGTCAGTTCTGACTTTAGACACTTAATCAAGACTTTTGTAGGCTCTAACCCAATGGTCCTTAAGGGCTTTGAGGTTATTGATGCACCTTTGTCTATAGGAAGTTCTGCCATTTCTATTAAGGTGGCCGACTCAGTCCTTTTTAATCCAGAGTCCAGTGCAGGGTCTTTCTTTTATGCCTTGCCAGAGGGTAATGCCCTTTCTACGCCCTTATCCCCAGAGCTCAGATTAAACGCAACTAACTATGTTTACTTGACTTTGTCATCCGTCTCCACGGCTTCAGACACCAAAGCTTTCTTTGATGTGGACTTGAATGGTGGGGCTGGCGGGGAATTCACCCAAGAAGTGAGTACTCAAAGCACCCTGGTAGTGCAAGTCAATGTTTCTGTTTCCACATTCCCAGATAATGTGATTCCAATTTGTAAAGTTCAAATGAACTCATCTGTAATTACATCGATTACAGATTGTCGAAATATGGTTTTCAGGTTAGGGTCTGGTGGCATTACCCCCAATCAAAACAACACCTACGCTTGGAAATCTTTACCCTCGTCCCTTTATCAAAGAGATGAAGCGCCCGTAACCATCACCTCTTCAGGCGATCCAACGCCATTCTTTGGTGGCGACAAAAACATCACCTCTTACAAAGAGTGGATGGATGCGGTTATGACTAAGTTGTTAGAACTTAGTGGAACCACTTATTGGTACGAAAGCACCCCCACCCTTTCCTTAGTGAATCTGTTCGATGACTCTTTGGCTTCCAATATCAAGTCCAAGGGAAGGTGGTCGCATGATGAAAACACCCCAGGGAAGGTGACTTGGTCCGAAGACATAGTTTATAAAAAGACCAATGACCCCAGGGACATAATCATTAGAGAGAACCCTACCACTGGTGTAACTCTTGCAAATGAACAAGTCATGTTTGTTGAATTTGAAAGAGGACTTTCAATTAACTCACTTAACAGCAACGTTAATTTCATTAATGGGGTAAATTACATTAATGGCTCTTTAAATTCGTTTGAAAATTTAACCAAGGGCGATTGGATTAAGCGATTAGGGGACAACGACTACCTCTACCTTAGAGTAGAAGAGTTCAAAACTAATTTGAATGGCGCTGGTTCTTCCACCACCCCATCTAATGCTGTTTCTGTTATTTTGTCCGATGTTTACGCTGGCCCTACCATTTCTGATGCTGCTGTCTACACCAAGGGCGAGTTTTTAAACTCAGATATCAAGGTTATGGACAGGGCCGATTCAGATGGGTTCTTGGCTGGTGGTAATTTCTATTGGCTGGCCAACCGAAGCGATACCATCATGGGCATCTCTTCCATCATCTCTGAATTCTTTAGCAACAACGTTGCCATCTCTGATGGGGATGGATTTAGGGCTAAGCTAACTTTCCCTAGCGCTCACTCATTGGTTAATGGGGACAGAATCGTAATCGGTAACGCCAGTGGCCATAACGGCACCTACTTGGTGGAAGTTGAAAGCACCACTGAGGCTTGGGTTCATTCAAGTGCAACCACTGCCGTAGCCAATGCGGATGTTTCTTGGGCTATTTTAACTACTTCAGCCAAATCAACGGCTTATGGGTTTCAATTAGAATCCGCTAATCACAACTTTGAAAGCGGACAAAAAGTAATCATCAAAGACACCCTATCCCTTTTTGACAGCTATAGCTCAGGTGAGTATTTGTGCAATGTGAGGGGGCCAACTCAAATACAAATCCCCTACAACGCAAACACAGACTTGGTTTCTCCTCCATCAGCTTCTAGCGTTACTTGTGTTCGAGTAAATCTAAGGACTGAGTTTGGTGCCGCCAGAATCATCCAAGGCGAAAGCATCGACATCAACGAGCCAGATACCGTAAACATCCTTAATTACATTGGGATGGAGTCTTTATCTCAGACCAGTCCAGATTATGTAGTTCCTGATTCTTTTAATGCAGTTAAGGGCCATTCCAATTTCAACACTGAAGTAGATGACTCATTAACCAGCCGAGCGGCCAAGTTAACCGCAATGATGGCTGATAGGGTTCAGGATCGTGGTATCACTTTCATTGGTAAATTGAATATAAGGAACATGACCAATGGTCCAGCTCAAGATTTAATCTTTCAGCCAGGTTCCATAGAGATTAGAAAGCCAGGCAGTCCAGCCCAACTCATTACCTTGGGTGCCTATTCCCTGCTTCAAAATGAAGCTCTGGTTATCGAGATAGACCGAAACAAAAACACCACCATAGTCCCTACGGTCGAAAGCTTAGGCTCTAACTTCCTTTTGGAAGAAAACAAATTCATCTTACTCTATAGGCTATCCTCCACCTCTGTTTATTACATGGATGGGCAGGAAATAGTTAGGTCTTCTTCTTACACCATAAATGATAACGAAAACAGCCAAAACAAAAACATCTCAGTCTTGAATCAGATTGGGGTGATTTTTAATGGATCTACTGGTGAGTTCAGTTATTCTTCTACCTTAACTAACCTAAAAATATTAATCAATGGATCCACTAACTTAAATGAAATAGATGCTTTAGCCATCAATTCATACCCTTCTATCCAAAGAAATATCCCAGATAACCACTCTGTCTGGGTAAGGGTGAACAGAAGCGCCTACAAAATAATCAACAATATTCAAACATCCCCCACCGCACAAGACGGCGATTTAGTGGGAAGTCTTTACATCACCCCCTCTTCCCAGGTCCCAACCGATCAGGACGTCTTCGTTCTATACACTAGAAGCGCAACCAACCTATTCAACCTTCATCACACCACCTCAGTCGGCAATGTTTATGATGAGAACAAGGTGTTGGTTTCTGGCTCACCGGCCAACGACAACGAAGTCACAGGCCCCATATCAGCCCCAGCGATCATCACTTTACCCAACGACTCTAGGGCCTTAGAAGAAGCTCAGTATTATGTGGTTGGCGCTGGCCACCTACAAGTATTTTTGAACGGCCAGTTACAACTCTTGGGTGCAGACTGGACTGAGATTGGAACCTTGGGTAGCCTAAGCAATCAAGTCCAATTCGAGCACAACTTAGTGGTCGGCGATGTATTAACCTTTAGAATAGATGGTAATGGTGGGGTTTATTTCACCGCTTTGCCTATCTCTACCACTACTTTGCAACAAGCCTACGACAACGGCAACATCATTAACGTGAACATAGGTTCACCAGTGGTAATTAATGGAACCCCTGGAAACAAAGCCCTTTCAGTTGATGGGGATGTTTACATCTCCGGGGTGTTAGATCCGCTTGGGATTACTTTCATTAGACAACTCTCTTCCCCTTTATTACCCACTGACGATGGTCTTTGGGTAAATAGTGATGGGGATTTGATGTTGGATAGGAATGGGCAGCCTTCCTTAAACATCACTGAGGTGGTAGAAAACCCAGAATTAGCAGAAGCGGTAGCCTTTTTTGCAGACACTAACATCACTGGCGCCCAAGCCGAAACCCTAATCTCTGGAACGGACGCAGACCTTTTACATTTCCATAAGAAGACCTTTGATTTGTTTGTGAACAACTCTGGTGGAACCTTATCCCCAGGGCAAGTGGTTTACTTGAAAAATACAGGTAACAACTTCATAGACAAAGCCATCAACACCAATATCTCTACTTCTAAAACTACTTTTGGGGTAGTGGCTGAGACTATTTTGAATGGTGCTACTGGCAAGGTTCAAATCACAGGTAAGGCTTATGTTTTGGGTGGACCATTCACTCAAGGTGAATTGGTCTTAGTTTCCAGTGTGGCTGGTCAAGGAACTTCAGTTTACCCAAACACCCCTGGAATCTCAGTGGTCGAAATTGGACCAGCGGTAGATGACAACACCGTTCTAATCAATCCCAAATTTAAAGAAATCGTAGATAACACTTACGAAGAAGAATTAAGTGTTTTGGATTCAGGGGCCAGCAACTCTAATGAAATAGACGGCCCAGTGATTCAGGGAACCAACATAACCATCCCTAATGACTCAAGAGCTTCTGGTTCAGGTCAAAACTACATAGTGGGTAGTGGGTCTTTAGAGATTCACTTGAATGGCCAAAAGCTAATTCCAGAAGACGACTGGGTTGAGGTTGGTGCCTTAAACACCTTAAGCAATCAAGTCCAATTGAATTTCGACATCATCCCAGGCGATAAATTACTGTTCCGTATAGACGTCAAAGGGTCCGCCTTCTTTGGTGGATTGGGCGGTAGCGGCGAGGTTAACGTAGGAACTAATATTGGGACTGGAACTGGTCAAATCTACTCTGGTAAAGTTGGGGTGGCCTTACAACTCAGAACCATAGCAGCCGGAACTAACATCAACGTCAACACAGTGGGCGACACAGTAGTAATCGACGCCTCTGCTTTGTCTAATGACCCTGCTTTCTTGAACTATGTTTACGGGGAAATTGGAAATACCATTCTAACTGGTGGAAATTACACCCCAAGAACTAATAAATTGAAGGTTTACAGGAATGGGGTTAGGACGATGAATTCGCCTTGGCTTGGGATTCCATCTGATAGATTCTATGAAAACAGCGTCAACTCTATTGAGTTAGGGTTGTTGCTTTCCAGTTCAGACTACTTAGTTTTAATGAATGAATCTAATTCACCTATCTATTTATTGAATAACTCTGGCTATTCCACTTCAGTCATTTCCTTACCCACCTACGTCATTGGTGATAAGTCTTTGATGGTGTTTAGGAATGGACTTTTGATGAACACCTCATCCTTGGGTGCCCCTACGGACTATTATTCAGAAACTTCCATCACTTCTATTACTCTGGGGGCTGTTGCTGCCCTGTCTGACATCTTCACCTTTGAAAGGTTAAGTGCAGCGCCTTTATCAAGACACACCGTTACATCCTTGACTGGAACGGTTTTAACCACCCCCGCAACTTATACTATTGGTAATGAAAGATTTTTAGTCTTTAAAAACGGAGTGTTAATGGTTAACTCTGGATCTGTTGGTGACCCAGGCGATCGCTATAGCGAGACATCTGTAAACTCAATCACTCTGGAAGTGGCCGCTATCGCTAGTGACGTTTTTGACTTCATCAATCTACCTTGACACTAAAAGGAAATTAAAATGGCTATTAAAAACAATCAGATAGAAGTTAGTCCCAAGGTTTTAGACGCTGTGGTTACTGCCCCAGTTACTGGACCAGGCAAAGGATCCTTCTATTCCAAATTAGTAAGCGCTGTAACTGAGGGTTTTTACATAGACTCCCTTGGTCAAGAAATTCAAATCACTCAGAATGGAATCCTTTTGAGTTCCGGTGAGACAAATGACGGAACGAATGTGGGCGCCACTGGTGCCTCTGTTTTTAAAGGAAAGACCGGACTGAACTTAGAGTTCAGGAAATTGGTAGCAGGTGCAAACACCACCATCACCGAGAACGCTAACGAGATAGTTATTGCTTCTACTGGCGGTGGAAGCGGGGAAGTGAACACAGCCAGTAATGTAGGCGGTGGGCAAATTCTTTTTAAGCAAAAAACAGGCGTAAACTTAGAATTTAAGACTTTAGTAGCTGGGACTAATATCACTTTAACCCCAGGCGTGGACACCATCACTATCAGTGCTGCTGGTGGCGGGGGTGGCGGCGTATCTGGTGGTGCAAACGTTGGAACGGCTGGGGTTGGGGTGTTTAAAGCCAACAACGCTGGAACTTTAGAGTTCAAAAAGCTTTTGGCTGGAAATTCAAATATTACCATTTCTGCAACAGTGAATGATGAAGTTTCTATCTCAGCAGTAGGCGATATTAATGCCGCTGCTAACCTGAGCACTGCTGGTGCTGGTAAGGCTGAGGTTTGGTCTACTAAAACTGGAAATACCTTAAATTTCAAAAGGTTAGTAGCTGGAACTAACGTAACCTTAGCCCAAGACGCTAACACTATCACCATTAACTCTTCTGGGGGTGGCGGTGGAAGTGGAATGGAAACTAACTATTTGACCTTTGATAGTGGGAATATAATCATTCTCGCTACTGGGCTTCCGGCTGACTTAGCCAATATCACAGCCACTAAAGATTTTGGAACAGCTAATACTTGCATCTTGAATTTAAACTTTCCAAGCGGGGTTAGGTATCAGTCTGTGGTGGTCAACTTTACCTCATCAGAAACCACAGGAAGGACTATTTGTCAGGTTAAGGTGCCAGAGCCTAGCGGAAGCACCAGTATTTTAACCTCTATAAGACCTATAGCTTTCAAATTAAATACAGTTAGAGGCGTTACCGCTAGCGGTGGAATAGTAAACAACTCTTCAGCAACTATTACGATAGAGCATTCAAGTAACTCCGCTGGACAAGATTATGGAATGATGGTCCTGTTTTGATAATTGAGGTGAGTCAGTGTCAGATATAGTTTTTAGCGCAGGGTTTACCCCTAATAGCTCTACTCAATTAACGGCCACAACTTTTCAGGTGTCTGCGGATATTGCAGATGGCCTTGGTTTCTTTTCAGGTTTTGATGTAATGGTTGGGGATTCTGTTTTTTTAGACACTTTCAATAGCATATCCGCACAATATACCGTAAGTAAATACTTTGTTAGTAGTATTAATGCACTTGGTTCCACTACAGTAAATGTGGTACTAACTTACGATGACACTGGGGCGCCATTGGATCCAGCTGAAGTATCTGGAATAAAAGGATTTATCGCTAGAAACTCTAGCGGCTTCAATTTAACTTATCACGCAGCACCACAATCTCAGGGCATCCCAGATTACGTAGTCCAATACGCCAGAAACTACGACGCTTTCAATATCATCGACCCAAACTTGGGTGGTGGGGGTGGCGGAGGTTCTTCTAATGAAGAGCTGTTCACCAACGTTTCAGGCTCAACCATAGCGGCCCTAACCCCAGTCAGACAAGATTCAAATGGTGACATCTTCACCATAGACCCATCTAATGAGTCGCAAGTCAACTCAATAGTAGGCATCACCAAGCAATCCATCCCAAATAACGTAGAAGCCTTAGTGGTGTTATCTGGCCTCATCAAAAACATCACCACCTCTTTCTCAATAGGTGATGTAATTTTTCTTAGCAAAACCGGAACCTTAACCAGCACAGCCCCAGATATAGGGGTGGGTGGGTTTGTGGAAGGTGACTTCGTGGTAAGATTGGGCAAAATAACCAAGAACTCGGACAACCCGTCCGCTAAAGACCTCTTGGTTTCCATTCAAGTCATAGGGGGTTTGTGATGTCCAGAGAAAGAAAAGTAGATATCAGTGCAATGAGCGTAGAGCAAGTAGACCTGATTGCCCAAAACTTGGGCGTGAAGGTCAACGAAATCCTACTAAAAGCCAAAGACGAGGCGGAAAAGTACTTAAAAGTCTATGGGTTAACACTGGATCTCAGTTATAATATCCAAAGTTCTGAACAACAACCAAATCAATAGGAGTTATAAATGGTTGATATTAATAGGCTATCCCGCTTAGTCGGCGGTGTTTCCAAGCAAGTAGACTTACAACAAAACACGTTGGTGGTAGGTTCTTTGAAGGTTGGTTCTTCCAGCCCTACTGAATTGACCAAAGCCATCTTGGACCAATTGATTTCTGGTGTGTTTCCAGATTCCACCTTCCGAATCAGCGACGACGGCGATTCCACCAAAAAGATTGCTTTCCAGGCTTCTGGAATCTCTGCTTCTACCACTCGCACCATCACTATGCCTGACGCTGATGTTGATCTTGGTGCTTTAACCAACTCTAACATCGCTTCTGGCGCCGCTATTGCTTACTCTAAGTTGAATCTAACTAACAGTTTAGTTGACGCTGATGTTGCTTCTGGCGCTGCTATCGCTTACTCTAAATTGAGTTTGACTTCCAGTATCGTTAACGCTGACATCGCTGCTGCTGCTGCTATCTCTTTCAGTAAGATGGCTGCTTTGACTGCCTCTAGAGTATTGGTTTCTGATGGCTCTGGTGTAGTTTCTGCTTCAAGTGTTTCTTCTACTGAATTGGGTCACT